GAATAAAAGTTTAGATAATCAAATTATAAAAGATATGTGGTCACTCATTTATAGTGAGGATATTTCTTATCAAATTGTAATAGATTTATTTGATGGAGTCGATACAGATTTGGATAAAGATGTAATTAAAGTTCAGATGCGTGAACTTATGACTGAGGCACAAGCACTAGAGATAGCATGATAAAATTTAAAAGTATTTGTTATAAAAATTTCTTATCTTCCGGCAATACTAAAACAACTATAGATTTAAATCAATACAAATCTACACTTGTTGTTGGTCATAATGGCGCAGGTAAATCAACTATGTTGGATGCTGTGTCATTTGCGTTGTTCGGTAAACCACATCGTAAAATAAGTAAAAGTCAATTAGTTAATTCAATAAATCAAAAACAATGTGAAGTTACTATTGATTTTGATATTGGTCAATCACATTTCAAAATAATTAGAGGAATTAAACCTAATGTTTTTGAAATATGGAAAGACGGCGTAATGATTAATCAATCATCACACGCTATGGAATACCAGAAGATTCTCGAACAAAATATTCTGAAACTCAATCATAAGAGTTTCCATCAGGTCGTTGTACTAGGTTCTTCCTCCTTCATACCTTTTATGCAACTCAATGCTGGACACCGTAGGGATGTTATCGAAGATCTTCTGGACATCAATATTTTCTCTAAGATGAATGTTATATTAAAAGAAAAGAATAGTGTATTAAAAGATAGGTTATCAAAAACAAATCATAATATTGATATTATTAAAAATAAAATAGAACAGCAATCAAAGTATATTAGAGATATTGCAGCATTAACTACAGAAAATAAAAAGAAATATGAAAAGCAAATAAAAAACGCAGAAAATAAAATGCAACAATTGCAAGAACAAAATAATAAATTAAGTGAAGAATTAGAAAGTAAAGGTAATTTAGATTTAACTGAACTTCAAGAAAAAAAGAATAATGTAATAGCTTTTAGAGCAGAACAAAAACAAGAATTAAAAACAATTGCAAAAAGAGGTTTATTTCTAGAAAATAATGACGAATGTCCTACATGCGAACAACCAATACATGATAAAGATAAATTAGTTTTTGAAACTAAAAATCAAGCTTATCAAATCGAAACAACACTAAGAATGGTTGAAGATAATTTTAAAGAAGTTGAAAACGAAATAAAAGCACTACAAGAAGTTATATCTTCAGTAAACGAAAAAACTAATATCATCAACTCAAATAATAGAGAAATATCATCTCTTAATCAAAGTAATAAAGATTTAAAGTCATATCTTGAAGAAGAAGTATCTGCAGACTTAACTGAAGCTCGCACTGAACTAGAAAAGTTAACAACAAACAAAGAAAACTTACTTGAAGAAAAGTTAAAAGTAAATGAACAGTTTAACTATAATGGTGTCATTGCAGAAATGTTAAGAGACACTGGAATTAAAACTAAGATAATAAAACAGTATTTGCCTGCCATCAATAAACTCGTCAATCAGTATCTTCAAGTTCTAGATTTTTTCGTTCATTTCAACTTAGATGAAAATTTTAATGAAACTATAAGATCACGACACAGAGATGATTTTACATATGATTCATTTAGTGAAGGTGAAAAACAAAGAATAGATTTATCTTTATTGTTTACATGGCGTCAAATAGCTAAAATGAAAAATTCAGTAGCTACTAACCTATTAATATTAGATGAAACATTTGACTCATCATTAGATCATGATGGTATAGAAAACTTATTAAAAATATTACATACGTTAGATGATGATACAAATACATTTATTATATCTCATAAAGGTGATATTCTTGATGGAAAATTTCAATCAAAGATTGAATTTATAAAAGATAAAAATTTTTCTAAGATAAAAGTATAATGATTTACTTTTATAAAAAACTGTGGTATAATATAACTATAATTAAAAAGGAAGGTTTATTATGGAATTAAGTGAAAACACTCTAAATATACTTAGAAACTTTTCAGGCATTAATCAAAATATGTTGATTAAACAAGGATCTGCAATTAAAACAATTAGTGAAGCTAGAAATGTTGTAGCTAAAGCAGATGTTGCCGAAGAGTTTTTAAAAGATTTTGGCATATACGATTTAAATGAATTTATCGGTGTTATGTCATTGGTAGATAATCCAAGTTTGAAATTTGAAAACGATTATGTAATTGTTTCGGATTCAACTGGTAGGTCAAATGTTAAATATTTTTATGCTGCGGAAGAAACATTAACTGCGCCATCTAAAGATGTTAATATGCCTGAACCCGATGTGAAGTTTACATTGGATAATGATACACTAAATAGATTAAAAAAAGCTGCATCAACTTTAGGCCATAACGAATTATCAATTAAAGCTAAAGACGGTGTTTTAAGTCTTTCAATATTGGAAAATCAAAATTCAACTTCTAATACTTTTTCTATTGATATAGATGGAGAGTTTAAAGAAGATGCTGTATTTAACTTTGTTATAAATATTTCGAACATCAAGATTCTCCCTGGAGATTATGATGTTGAAATATCTTCTAAACTAATAACGCAATTCAAACATAAAGGTTTAAATGTTGTGTATTGGATTGCACTTGAAAAGTCATCAACTTATGGAGCTTAATATGACAGAAAATAACGACAAACTTCAAGATTTATCTAATAAAGCAGCTAGAAGCATGATAGCAGTTGTAGATGCTATGTGCCAAAGAGGCGCCTTTAAAGGTGAAGAATTAACAACCATCGGTCTCCTTAGAGATCAATGTGTACAGATTGTTCAATTGTGCGAACAGATTCAACAAGATAAAGCTATGGAATCTGGTCCAGCAGAAATAAAAGAAGAAAAGAAGTAATGTCAAACGATTTCCTTTGGGTTGAGAAATATAGACCGGCTAATATAAAAGATGCTATTTTACCTGAGTCTTTGAAACAAACCTTCCAAAAGGTGGTTGACAGTGGTGAACTCCCTAATATGCTATTCACTGGCACCGCCGGCTTAGGTAAGACTACCGTAGCTCGAGCTCTATGTAATGAGCTCGGCTGCGATTATATTTTAATTAACGGTTCTGAAGAAGGAAATATTGACACACTAAGAACTAAAATAAAACAATTTGCTTCTTCAGTTTCATTGCAAGGTGGCTATAAAGTAGTTATTTTAGATGAAGCTGATTATTTAAATCCACAATCAACACAACCAGCATTACGTGGATTTATAGAAGAGTTCTCAAATAATTGTAGGTTTATATTAACTTGTAATTTTAAAAATCGTATTATTGAACCACTACACTCTCGTTGTGGTGTATATGAATTTAATACTTCAAAAAAAGACATGGCAGAGCTATGTCAATGTTTTATGGTAAGATGTCAAACAATCTTAATCAAAGAAAACATTGAATATGATGATAAGGCAATTGCTGAACTTATAATGAAGTTTGCACCTGATTGGCGTAGAGTATTAAATGAATTACAAAGGTATTCGATTAACGGTAAAATAGATTCCGGTGTACTAAATATTGTTAGTGATAAAAATTATGATGATCTTTTCTCTTATTTAAAAAATAAAGATTTTAAAAAGATGAGAAATTGGGTTGTAAATAATATAGATACAGATGCAAGTGCAATTTTTAGAGCTGTTTATGATAGAATGAATGAAAAAGTTGCACCTCAATCAATTCCGCAATTGGTGCTTATTCTTGCAGATTATCAATATAAAAATGCTTTTGTAGCAGATCACGAACTTAATGTAGTAGCATGTTTAACGGAGGTAATGTCAGATGTTCAATTCAATTAAATTAACTTTATATACTCAAGATGATTGTTATTATTGTTATGAACTAAAAAGAAAATTAGTGGAATGGGGATACGACTTTAGAGAAATAAATGTAAGTTACGACTTATTTGCTAAAGATTTTTTAAAAGAAAACAAACATCGAACAGTGCCGCAACTATATTGGAACAAAACTCATTTAAATAAATTTCCAACACCAGAACTTACACAAGAACATATAGAAGCTGAACTTGATTATGAAAATTATATTGGTGGAGTAGAAAATTGGGGAATCCAAAGAGCATAGCTATTGTAGGTGCCGGTGTTGCAGGTATAACTACAGCATACTTCCTAGGTAGAAAAGGTTATAAAGTAAGATTACACGATCCAAACGGTGTAGCTGAAGAATGTAGTTATGCTAATGGTGGTCAATTATCTGTGTGTAATGCTGAAGTGTGGAATACTTATGATAATATTGTTAAAGGTATTAAATGGTTAACTCAACCTGACGCTCCACTTGCATTTAGACCCGATGTTTGGTCTTGGTCTAAAATCAAATGGGTTGCTGGTTTCATAGGTGCGACTCTTACTAACTCATATGATAGAAATACACGTAAGACTATAGAATATAGTTTACGTTCTCGTAGGTTGATGAAGAAACTTATTAAAGATACTGGTATTGATTTCCATCATAATGATTGTGGTATACTACACATATATAAAAACCAAAAATCATGGGACAAAGCCAGAAAAACTCTTGATAGATTTAAAGACACTAAGTGGGGAAGAGTTGAAGCTAAAGGTAACTTAGCTAAAAAGTATAATATTTATTCAAAAGATATTGTAGGTGCAACTTTTACTAAAGGTGATTCAGTCGGAGACATACATACTTTTTGTCGACACTTATCATATTATATGGAAGACAATTTTGATTACAAAGTATATTGCAATAAAATAGTAAAAAATAAAGAAGTAAAATACTTATCAGGTAAAAGAGATCATGCTAGAACTTTACATGAATTAAAAGAACAATATGATGAAGTTATTATATGCGCAGGTGCTTATACGTCAATGCTTCTTCCGGATTTGAATATCTATCCTATCAAAGGTTATTCAATAACTTTTACAGGTGCAGAGGCAGAAGACGCACCTTTTACTTCAATACTTGATGATGATGCTAAAATAGTTGCATCACCTTTTAATAATTTAACTTTTAGAGTTGCTGGCACTGCAGAACTAGCAGATTGGAATCACGATATAAGAGAAGATAGAATAAAACCTTTAGTAGATTGGGTGCATGATAATACATTTATGGATGCCGAAAAATATACAAGATGGGCGTGTTTAAGACCTATGACACCAAATATGTTACCAATCATTAGTAAAGTACAAGGAATGTGGGTTAACAGCGGAGCTGGTCATCTCGGCTGGACAATGGGAATGGCCCTTGCAGAAAAGATAACAAAGGATATATAATGGAATTAGAAATGTTAAATCAATTCATAAATCAGTTAGCAATGTGTGAATTGTTATCTGCACACAGCTTAATACAACCATCACTTTCTTTTGAGTGTAAAGAAATTGAAATCTTTATACAAGAATCATATTTTGATAATGATTACAATGCATTTATAAAATGGTGGGATGCTACAGTTGTTCCTATGGTAAATGAATTACAAATGCTAGTGGAAAAAAGAACATTATGAATCCATTTGAATATGTCAATGCAATAAATTACACTAAGAAGAATATTATGATAGATGATGTTGCTGAAAAAGCATATGCTCCATATATGGTTAATAGACAACTATCATACTTTCCAGATACAGTTTTAGCTGCAAATGAAATGAATAGATGCCACCACGTAGATAATCGTTTACAATTTGATTTTTTTATAAATATAATTAGAAAGCGTAAAAGGTTTTCAAAATGGTTTAAACCAGAACAGATAAGTGATTTGGATGCAGTTAAAATTTACTATGGCTATAGCAATGAAAAAGCCCGTCAAATAATAACTCTCCTATCCACTGAACAGATAAATGAATTAAAACATAAGGTGGCCAAAGGTGGAAGAAAATAACATAGTAGAATGGAACCCTAACAATATGTTAGAGGTTACATTAAATGAGCCAGATGATTTTTTAAAAATAAGAGAAACATTAACAAGAATTGGAGTGGCTTCAAGAAAAGACAATAAACTATATCAATCATGTCATATTTTACATAAACAAGGAAGATATTTTATTGTGCACTTTAAAGAATTATTTTTACTTGATGGTAAGAAATCCAACTTAGAAGAAAATGATGTAGCAAGAAGAAACACTATTGCAACATTAATGAGTGATTGGGGTTTACTGACTATTGACAATAAAAATAGTGCACAACCAGTAGCACCATTAAGACAAATTAAAATAATATCTTTTAAAGACAAAGACCAGTGGGAACTGTGTCCAAAATATAATATTGGCAACGGCACAGCAAAAACATGAAACAACAAAATTTTGATGAAGCCATAACTCTACAAGATATATATGACATCACTAAAAAAGAATGTGATAATGGTAAAGGCCACACATGGATGAGAAATTTAGAATTGATGGAATGTGCTAGTAAATGTGAAACTATTATGGAGTTAGGTATTAATCAAGGAACTTCATTGATACTTATGATGTTACAAAATCCTAAAAAAATAATAGGTGTAGATATTGATTTAAAACACTGGAGAAGAGGTGCAGGATTCAAACCACTTGAACCTCTTGCAATAGAGTATGCAAAAGAAAATAATATCGATTTAGAAATTATAGAAATGGATTCTACTAATACTGAATCAACACGTGTTGCTGACATGCTTCACATTGATTCTTTACACGACCCAAATCATTTAACAAAAGAACTCTTAGTTCATGCAAATTTTATTAAAAAGTACATTGCATTTCACGACATAAAACAAAGTAATTGGGCACTGTGGAAAGTAATTGATAGATTTATAAAAACCATGCCGGGATGGAAACTCAAAACTAAATATGAAGAAGGAAAGTGCGGTCACGCAGTAATAGAAAGAATTTTGTAAAAAAAAGTTTGTACAAACTATGTACATTTAAAAAAAAAGTATTATATATATTATAGGATGCCGAATAATTCGGGTCCGTACAACAACCTTGCTTAATAGGAGGATACTATGACTGGAAATTTTGTTTTCCCAAGGAACG